TCTACGACCTATACTCAAACAAGCTAAGGAGCAAAAGTGCCAACAACGATCATTACGGGTCGCGATCTAGTCCTAACGATCGCGAGCACTAACTACGATGCGCAGGCAACAAGCGCAACACTCGCAAACTCACCAACCATCGAGACATATCAAACCCTTGATGGCAAGGCATACAAGCACATCGATGACCAATGGACATTTGATGTGTCAATGCTTGCAGACTGGGGCGCTTCAGGATCGCTATGCGAAGCCCTTTGGACTGCGTGCGAAACTGCACCGAATACTACTTTGGCGGTATCGCTGACAGCTGTATCGGGCGCGGTCTTTGCGTTCAATGTGATGCCAGTATTCCCAGCAGTGGGCGGTACTGCACCTGATGCGCAGACAGTGGACTTGTCATTCACAGTCGTGGGAACACCAACCGAGACATTTAGCTAAAAAAAGAAACGGGAGCAAAAATGAAACTACCAATAACAATTGAATTCAATTCGGGCGAGGTTGCCACATTTGTGGCAGCCCCACCTGAATGGGTAAAGTGGGAAAAGAGCACAGGCAACATCATCAGCCAAGCGCAGGAAAAGATAGGGCTATCCGATCTTATATTCCTGGCGTATCACGCTATGAAGCGCGAGGCAGCTGGCAAGCCTGTGAAGCCGATCGATGTATGGACTGAAACAGTCGCAAATGTCGAGGTCGGTAACTCTGACCCAAAAGCTACCCAGTCGGAAGCCTAAGCCGAACCCTTTGGGATTTGGCAATCGCGACAGGATTACCGACTAGCGAATTTGCAAGTGCTGAAGATGTAATGACAGCGCTGGAGATATTAGAGAGGCGAGCCGATGGCAAGTGAGGGAATCAGCTATGACAAGGCTGAACTGCGTGCCATCGCTCGATCCTTTAAGGCGATGGATGAGGAAGCGCTTAACCAAGCCAAAAGCAAATCAAACGCCCTTGCCGAATTTGTATCGGATAAGGTTAAGAGTGCAGCACGCAACGCACGATCCATCCCAAAGGTATCGACTCGAATCGCTGACGGCTCAAAAGTATCTAAATCATCCAAGCTGGGCGAAATCTCATACGGATTCGCGGCGCAAAAATTCAGCGGTGGTGCAACCACTCGTGACCTTTGGGGCGGGGCAGAATTTGGCTCGAATAAGTATAAGCAATTCCCAGTATGGAGTGGTCGTGAGGGTCGCGGTTCGCGTGGATGGTGGATATATCCAACTTTGCGCAGTATTCAGCCTGAAATCGTAAAGAAGTGGGAAGAAGGATTCTCCGAAATAGTTAAGAGGTTCGATTAATGGCAGGAAGTAGAACGCTCAAACTATCCATCCTGGGCGATGTCGATAACCTAAACAAGTCGCTCAAAGCTGCAACAGCTGATGTCGAGACTTTTGGCGATAAGGTATCAAAGGCTGGCAAGGTGGTCGGCGCTGCCCTAGTAGCTGCGGCTGCGGCCGCTGGCGCTTACGCTGTCAAAATCGGCGTGGATGGGGTCAAAGCCGCCATCGAGGATGAAAAGGCACAGACACAGTTAGCCCTGGCGCTAAAGAACGCCACAGGGGCTACAGAGGGCGCAATCGCTGCCACTGAACAGTTTATCTTGCAGCAATCTTTGGCTACAGGTGTGGCAGATGATGAACTGCGCCCAGCTTTGCAGCGCCTAGCGCTATCAACAGGCGATGTCAAAAAAGCCCAGGATTTGCTCAAGATCGCAATGGATGTATCCACAGCTACAGGCAAGCCACTGGAAGCGGTAGCCAATAGCCTGGGCAAAGCCTATGACGGCAACACCACAGCACTGGGCAGATTAGGCATCGGTCTATCAGCTGCCGAATTGAAAACCATGTCATTCACCCAGGTGCAGGACAGACTTACAGATTTATTTGGCGGTGCAGCTGCGGCAAATGCTGACACCTATGCAGGCCGCATCGCTCGTATGCAAATTGCTTTTGATGAAGCCAAAGAGACTATCGGCTTTGCGCTTTTGCCTATTCTCGAAAAGCTAATGAAGTTCATCAATCAAATTGCACTGCCAGCGATCAATGCAATGTCCAGTGGCTTTGGCCTAGACAAAGGCGGCATCGGTGGAGCAATCACCACCCTGGGCAACATCATCGTCAATGTATTCACACCAATCATCAGTGGCCTATTGAAAGCATTTAACACAGTTAAAAATGCGATAGGCGATAACCTGGACACATTCAAGGAATTCGGCGGCTACATCGCCCAGTACCTTGCGCCAGTCATCGGCACAGTATTAGGTGGAGCGCTCCAGGTAGTCGGCAAAATTGCAGGCGGTGTCATCGATGTCATCGCTGGAGTCATCAAAGCCATCAACTTGCTTATCGGAGGCGCGATCGATGGAATCAATGCGCTTATTCGCGCCTATAACGCAGTGCCACTTTTGCCTAACATTCCAACGATTAACAAGCCAACACTCAACACCCCATCAATCTCCAGCGCATCAGTATCAGCACCTTCTATCCCATCCGCTCCATCGATGTCGATGCCATCAGTTAGCGGTGCATCATCAGGAGCAGCGGCCGCATCGGCTTCAGCTGCAAGGGCGCAGGCACTCGTACCCACAGTGACTATCGGCGGCGCACCTGCGGGATACCGACCTGAAACCTTCACACCTACTGCCACCCTGGGTGGCGCACCTGCAAGCTATGTGACCAACAATGTGAACATCGGCGTGGCTGGTGATCCTGAAGGCGTAGCGCGTGCGGTGGTCGATGTCATCAACACTTCATATTATCGCGGTGGTCTAGGGGCGCAGGCGTACAAGTTATGACCCAGTGGACACCCGAATGGCAGCTACAAATCAATGGGGTTGATTACACAGACATAACCCTTTCCACTTTGACAGTGGTATCAGGCCGCACAGATATTTACAGCCAGCCGCGTGCAGGATATGCCAGCATCGAAATCATCAATCTGAATCTGACCCCAGTGACCATCGATGTCAATGATGGCTTAACTATCAAGGTCAAAGATTCGACTGGCACCTATATAGATATTTTTGGCGGCTTCATTACTGATTCAAGTGTCGAGGTAGCCAGCACAGGCACAGGCGGCATCAATGAGACTATCCGAGTCACAGCGCTTGGCGCTTTGTCTAAACTGCCTAAGACTTTAACCAATGGAGTGCTATCAAAGGATTTTGACGGCAATCAGATTTACACAATTCTAAGTGCAGCCCTATTCCAAACCTGGGCTGAAGTACCTGCCGCACTTACCTGGGCAACATATAACCCCACTACCACATGGGCAAATGCTCAAAATTCTGGACTGGGTGAAGTTGATAGGCCTGGCGATTATGAGCTGATGGCACGATCATCAGATGTCACTGATATGTATTCGCTAGTTTCTGCGCTGGCCACATCGGGGCTGGGTTATTTGTATGAAGATGCTCAAGGCCGAATCGGCTATGCAGATGCAACCCATCGCACGCAGTACCTGGCAGCTAACGGCTACACCTCGGTTAGCGGCAATCACGCCCTATCGCGTGGAATCCGCACCATTCGCCGCCTGGGTGATTTGCGCAATAAGGTGACGATTCAGTGGCGTTCAGGTGACATCACAGCTTTGAGCCAGGATTCAATTGACCAATATGGATCACAGGCCGACATCATCCCGACCACCCTGCACAATTCAGCTGATGCCACAGCACAGGCAAACTTCTATCTAGGCATCAGAGCCTGGCCGCAGGATGTATTCGAAAGCATCACCTTCACCCTGGGCAATTCTGAAATCGATGACAGCGACCGCGATGCGCTTCTCAATGTATTTATGGGCTTAGCCCTAGACATTACAGACCTGCCAGCGAATATGGTAAATGGTCGATTCCAGGGCTTTGTCGAAGGCTGGACATTTAGGGCAGGCTATAACCGCCTAGACCTCACACTCAATGTGTCACCTACCGCGTTCAGCTTGCAGTCAATGCAATGGGATGATGTAAGTGTCGCAGAGACATGGAACACAATAAGTTCTACACTTGACTGGAACGAAGCCATTATCGTGGCATAAGGAGAAGAAATGCCAACTACTACTACAAATTTTGGCTGGACAGTACCTTCGGACACTGACCTCGTTAAAGATGGCGCGGCCGCAATTCGCACAGCTTTGGGCGGCGTTGATACATCGATGGTCGATCTTAAAGGCGGCACTACTGGCCAGGTGCTATCAAAAGCATCAAATACAGACATGGACTTCACCTGGACTGAACAGGATGACACCACACTTTCATTTAACGCACAGACTGGCACTACCTACACACTGGTAGCCGCAGACTTGGGCAAGCTAGTCACCACATCAAATGCATCAGCGGTGACAGTTACAGTGCCACCATCAGTATTTGCAGCTGGCAATACAATCAATGTGCAATCAATCGGTGTTGGCTTGACATCATTTGCGGCCGGGGCTGGTGTAACTATTACATCGACAGGTGCGACTGCAGCTGCGCCAGTGCTTCGCGCAAGATATTCAGCCTGCACAATTATCTGCACAGCTAGCAATACCTTCACCATCGTGGGCGATATTTCATAGTCATGGGTATCTTAGGAATTATGGCTTCACAAAATTATCCGCGGACATTTGCTGTTGATTTTTTGGTTATTGCCGGCGGTGGCGGTGGTGCGGATCAACAAGGTGCGGGCGGAGCCGGTGGTTATAGAACTTCGGCTGGCACATCAGGCGGCGGAGCTAGTGCGGAAAGCGCATTAACAATATCGCCCGGAACTAATTATTCTGTACAAGTTGGCGCCGGTGGAGCATGGGGCGGAACTATTAATGGAGTCAATCCCGGAAGTAATGGTTCAAATTCCATTTTTTCAACAATTACATCAAATGGTGGCGGTGGCGGAACAGTAAGCGCTAACGGACTCGCAGGTGGTTGCGGTGGTGGTGCCGGTAATGGTGGCGGTGTTGCTTATACCGGTGGAGCAGGTACTTCCAATCAAGGCTATGCAGGTGGAAATGCCATTGCAACTTCAGGTCGCGCTCCCGGCGGTGGTGGTGGCGCTGGTGCTGTTGGTGTAAATGGAAGCGGCGCAGGTAACGGCGGTGGCGGCGGAGCCGGAGTTTCTTCATCTATTGACGGCACAGCTACAACCCGAGCAGGCGGCGGTGGCGGTGGCGGTTCAGTAAATGGCGGCTCAGCTGGTACTGGCGGCGGCGGTGCAGGAGCAACTGCAAATGCAGCAGGCGGTAACGGAACAGCAAATACAGGCGGCGGTGGCGGCGCAACAAACGGCAACGCAGTATCCGGCAATGGTGGTTCGGGCGTAGTCATTTTGAAATATCCGGATACAAAAACAATCACAATTGGAGCCGGACTTACAGGTTCAACTGCATCACCTTCAGGTGGTTATAAAGTAACAACAATTACCGCAGGTGCGGGGAATGTGAGTTTTGCATAATGGCACATTACGCATTCATTGATGAAAACAACAAAGTCACAGAAGTAATTGTTGGAGTAGATGAAACAGAAACAATTGAAGGATTAAGCACGGAAGAATGGTATTCAAATCTTCGTGGGCAGATTTGTCTTCGAACCAGCTTCAACGGAAACATTAGAAAAAATTACGCAGGAATTGGCTATTCCTATGATTCAGAGCGTGATGCTTTTATCGCTGCACAATGCCATGAAGAAGCAATTTTGAATGAAGAGACTTGTCGATGGGAATGTACGAACGGGGAACACATTGTCTAACTATCCAGTCGGCACAGCACCCCTGGCAATTGCAATCGCTTTGAATGAGGTTGGCTATGTCGAAGTGCCTGACAATCTGACCAAGTATGGAGAATTTACAAAAGCCAACGGCCTACCCTGGTGCGGTTCATTCTGCAACTGGGTGCTGGCACAAGCTGGAGTCAAAGCGCCATCGGTAGTTAGCACAGCTACAGGCGCACACAAATTTAAGGATTTAGGTCGCTGGAATGAAATGCCACAGCTAGGCGATTATGCGTTCATGGACTTCCCACATGATGGCATCGACAAAATCAGTCATGTGGGCATTGTGGCAGCAATTGATGGCAAGGTCATTACCTGCATCGAGGGCAACACATCAGGAACTGGCGATCAACGCAATGGCGGCATGGTGATGATTAAGCAGCGCACCATCGGCAAGGAGATCGTGGGATTTGGTCGGCCTAAATATGTGCCATTCAAGGGTGAATATCCTGCGGTGGTAGTACTTGAAGCTGCACCAAAAAAGAAGCTACTCAAGAAGGGTGCAAAGAAATGACAAACATCAAAGCAATGGCCGCATCATGGGCGCGCTCATTCCTAGCGGCATCAGTTGCCGTCTACATGGCTGGAGTCACCGACCCAAAGGCAATTGCAAGCGCAGGCCTTGCAGCTGTACTGCCAGTCATCATGCGCTGGCTAAATCCAAATGACTCAAGTTTCGGTGTTAAGGGGAAGTGACCCGAAAGCTACAACAGGTAGCCCTATGGTTATCGCTTTCGATAGGGCTATCTGCATGTGGTCAATACGATGGATGGGTTAGGTATCCGTGCCAGGAATTCGAGAACTGGCAAAAGCCTGAATGTAATCCGCCAGAGTGTGTTAGTACGGGAGTCTGCACTCAAGACTTATTTGGAGATGAAATTGACACCCAGGCACAGCCGCAGACTAAGCAATGAGCAGCTCAAAGCCCGTTTAATTGTATTCATCGGCGTATGCCTGGCTTTGGTCTTTGCAGTATCAGTGATGGGGATGCTTTATGCGCTTATCTTTGTCACCCAGCCCATAGGCGCACAAGCGCCCAACGATCGTGCGTTCATCGAGCTTCTGACCACCTTGACAGTATTCCTCACAGGCGCACTTGGCTCGGTGCTGGCCTCAAATGGGTTAAAAGATAAGCCTGAAAAGCGAGCCGACACGCCCAACGATACGCAGGAATCTTGACCTTGCCACAGCTTTGCTTCACAGTTAAGGCAGGGAGCGAAGCACAGTAGTTCCCTGAACGGGAGCAATAATGTACTCAATCGGTGAAGTGGCTATGTGGCTACTGATAGGCGTTGCAATCGGCTTTACATTTGGTTACACCGCAGGCCTCAAAGAAGGCAAGCGCGAAGGATTTATCAGAGGCAAAATCGCAGCTCGAAAGGCGGTGCGCTAATGGGATTCCTGGACAACTACGAGACAGTCAATCAAAAGGTTCAGAGACTGCACGCCACTTGGCCTAAAAATAAAATCCACACATCAATCATCGACTGGAATCCTGAAAAGGGTTACATCCTCATCGAGTGCCGTATCTATCGCCATTACGAGGACAAAGAACCTGCCGCTATCGACTACGCGCATGGAATGGTCGGCGCTTACAATCCACAAATGAAAAGGTGGTATGTCGAGGACACAGTAAGCAGCGCAATCGGTAGAGCTTGCAGCGTGGTACTAGGTAGTGAGGAAAAGCCTAGCCGCGAAAACATGGAGCAGGTCGAGACGATGCCAAAGGCATTTGTCGAGGATGATCCCTGGGCTAAACCAATATGGGAAGATGGCTTTACCACAGTCAAAACAGCTGTGGAGCAAATCAAGGATGAGCTGGGCGGTGAGCTACAAGCTGAAGCGCCTATCTGTAAGCATGGCCACATGATTTGGAAATCAGGCGAAAAGAATGGAAAAGCCTGGGGCGCATACTTCTGCACCGAAAAGACGAAAGCCCAGCAATGCCCACCGCAGTGGATGGTGCTAGGTAGCGATGGCAAGTGGAAGGAGCGTATCTGATGGGATATGTGCAAATCATCAAGGACTGGGATTATTGCGATTCATGCGATAAGCCAAAACCACTAGCTACAGGCAGCCACACGATCGTAGATGGCCTATCAGTCACCTGGCAATGTGAGGACTGCAAATGATTCCAATTCATTTAGATAACGCCACGCAGGTCGCGGTCACAAAGGCCGGGCTAAGGCGTGCAATAGACTACATCCCGCAGTGGGAAGGCGTGACTATCAAGCGGAATCATCAGCATGATAGAGAGCGGTTAAACTTCCCAGCATTTGTCATGCAACAAAGTGAAGCCTATGGCGCAGAGGTTGCAGTGGCTAAATACTTCAGAAAGCCCATCGACCTAGAAGCATCGAATTACAAGAACCTGGCTGATGTGGGCAATAACATCGAGGTCAAATGGACAAAGTGGCAGGATGGCTCTTTGATACTTTCAGAGCTTGACCGCAAAGAGGACATCGCAATCCTGGTCACAGGATCGATGCCAAAATACTATGTCTGCGGCTGGATACCTGTGGCTGTAGCTCGTAGGCCGTCACATCAGCGTAGTGATGGCAGCTGGTGGATAGGCCAGGCAGACCTGCACCCGATGGCTAACTTCTCAAGGTCAATCTATGCAAATCAAATATGAGTGCAGGGTCGAAAAGAAGCTAACCACACAGACAATTTGCAAGGTGACAGATACATTGCCTGAATATGTAGAAGTGATCCAGTGCAACAGCTGCGGTGTGATGGGCGTTGCCGTACTTGATAAGGAGACTGCATACCATGCCGATTTATGAGTTTAGATGTGGAATGTGTGGCCAGGTAAAGAATGTATCGGCTGGCATTAATGACATTTATCCGATTCCAAATTGCGATAACTGCACGATTATCATGGAAAGGGTGTATCAGGCAACACCCATACATTTCAAGGGTGACGGATGGGGGCATCAATGAGGGGTGTGGATAACCTGTGGATAACACGCCGAGACAACGCTCAAAAATCTGTGGATAACTCGATGCGCTTGACAGGCTTGCTACCATCCAGCTCTGCAAGCGAGCGGCTGTGGCCGTGTAGCTCGCTAAGGAGACTGGTGGTTTGGGGAGTGCTTTGCTCTTTCATAGCCTCGCTTTCAATACAGATGCAACCCGCACAAGCTAAAAGCATCGATCACTACAAGCTATACGCACATTCTAGGATTATTGAATGGAATGAGTTTATGTGCTTTAAGGACATCATCACCAAAGAGTCACGATGGAATGTTAATGCGAAGAATGGTAGCCATTACGGACTAGGACAGATGAGGTCTAAGTGGTATCGCAACCTCGATGGCTATAGGCAGATAGATGCATCAATCAAATACATCAATGCGCGATATGGTTCAATGTGCAAAGCCTGGCGCTTTCATCAGCAAAGGAACTACTACTGATGAGTGCTTTAACAGAGAATGGAAGTACCCATCGATGGCGCAAGATAAGGCAACGCATCATCAATAGAGATCGTGGCATATGCCAGCAATGCGGCAATGAAGGTGACAGCGTTGACCACATCATTCCTCGTATGCAAGGTGGCACAGATGATGACGATAACTTGCAACTATTGTGCAGATCATGCAATTCAAGCAAAGGGGGTAGGTTTTTTAGTACACCCAAGACACCCCTGACCCTTCCTGGGGGATTTACCCCCCAAAATGAGTCGATAAGCCATGACTAGCCACGCAGAAGCCCCAAAAGGCCTCGAAGGGGATGAACAGGGCTTAGAACGGCCTCAATCGGTTTTGGGTAGGGATACAGAAGTCCTTTATGGCCATCCAACGCCTAGAATCCACACGCCGCTCAATGATTTGCCATCAAAGGGGCTTGAACTTATCGATTTAGCCTCAACTATCAACATCGATCTCATGCCCTGGCAAAAATTCTTCATCGAACACAGCCACAAGGTTTTGCCTAATGGTCGCTGGGCTAGCCCTGTAAATACCTGCGTGGTAGCCAGGCAGAATGGCAAAAGTTTTTTGATGCAGTTGCGAATCCTGGGCGGCCTCTTCCTATGGGAAGAATCGCTGCAAATCGGGTCGGCTCATCGACTATCCACATCGCTGGAGCAGTTCAGGCAACTTGTGCAGCTTATTGAATCGAGCGATTACCTAGCGAAGCAGGTTAAAAGAATTCGCTGGTCGCATGGATCAGAGGAAATCGAGACTCTTGCAGGCACTCGCTTTATCATCAAGGCTGGCGGTTCAGCGGCTCGCGGTGTATCAAAGCCTGAAACTATCCACCTGGATGAGCTTCGCGAAATGACCGACCTAGAATCGTTCGCCAGTTTGCGGTACACCCTGATGGCCGCGAAAAATCCCATGATCATCAGCTACACCAACGCAGGCGATGCCGCGAGCATTGTGCTGAATCAATTTAGACAGCGCGCGATGCAATCAATCGGTGGCGCAGCTGATGACATCGGCTATTTTGAGTGGAGCGCACCAACCGATGATGTGACTATGGAAAATGCGGCCTATAGCAATCCAGCCCTGGGCATCACCATCCACCCTGACAATATCCGCGCGGTGTTCAACGATCCACCTGATGTGGTGCAAACCGAGGTACTTTGTAGATGGGTTCAATCAATTCAGAGCTGTGTGGACTCAAATAAGTGGGCTGCCTGTGCTGACCCTGACTTTGACCTAGATGAAGAAAAATCAACCTGGCTGGGTATCGACCTATCGCCTGACAGAAAATTTGCCGCCCTGGTCGGAGCGCAGAAGCTGGGCGATGAAACCTTTGGTATCAAATTGTTACATACCTGGGAAAATCAGTTGCAGCTCGATGACAAGGCAATTGCCAATGACCTGGCAGCCTATGCCCGAAAGTATCCGCTGGAGTATGTGCTTTACTCGCGGCGCACAGCTGGGGCGGTGGCTGCAAGGCTTGCGCCAGCGGGTATCGCAATCTTTGACATGGATGCGGCTTACCCACAGGCCTGTGATGAAATGCTGGGTGCGATCAATAGCGGTCGGCTTCATTACAAGCCAAATCCTGAACTGACTGCACAAATGCTTTCGGCCGTTCAGCTGCGTAGGGGCGATGGCGGGTGGGTCATAGGCAGACGGGCGAGCGCCACCGCAGTGTGCGCCAGTGTGGCTACAGCACTCGTGACTCACTTTGCGACACGCCCAGAGACAGACCTTGACATCATGGTGGGTTAATTGCTACGCACTTATTAAAATTTGGGCATGGGATTTTTCGATGCTTTTGTACCACAATTGACGAAGGCTGCCGTTCCAGCTCAAATCAATGATGTCGAAGCTTCGCTTGCGCCGTTGTATCCGGAAGCTTCGCCATTTTTTGCAATAACTGCGACAAGCGCATCACGCGCTGAAGCAATGACAGTGCCAACCATCGCTCGATCACTGGGCATCATTCAGACAGTTGCATCGTTACCAATGCACTGCCGCGATATTGCTACAGGCGAAAAAGTGCAATCACCACGCGTTATCAATCAACCTGATCCACGAATTGCAGGATCAGTATTTTGGGCGTGGTTGATTTCAGATTTATTCTTCCACCCTACAGCGTATGCATACGCAACAGAGCGATATGCAGACACAGGAAGAATCCGCGCGATGGAGCGCATTGCACCTGAACGCGTGAGCCTTCAGACAAATCAAAATGGCACTGAAGTGACCGCATATCTTGTCGATGGCGTTTATGTTGATCCGAAAAATCTTGTGGTATTTGCTGGCGAATCAGAGGGGCTACTTGCGCGTGCAGGTCGCACCATTAAAGCTGCGGCAGCACTTGAAAAAGCTGCAATGAATTTTGCAGTCGAGCCAATTCCTCAAATGGTATTAAAGTCAAATGGCACATCACTGCCTGCCGATCGCGTTGCCAAACTTCTATCATCCTGGCGCACAGCGCGTGCAAATAAATCTACAGCTTTCCTCAATGCAGATGTAACGCTTGAGACTTTGGGCTTTGATCCTAAATCAATCCAACTCAATGAAGCACGCAATTATGTGGCGCTAGAATTAGCGCGCGCCACTGGCGTGCCTGCCTACTTTGTCGATGCACAGCAATCAACCTTCACATATAGCAATGCGCTCGACAAGCGCCGCGATCTTGTGGATTTTGCGTTCAGAAATTACATGACAGTCATCGAACAGCGCATGAGCTTTGCGGATTTTGTGCCAGCGGGTACAGATGTCAAATTCGATGTCGATGATTTCTTGCGTGGCAATCCTTTGGAGCGCGCGCAGGTTTATGAAATTCTCAATCGTATCGGCGCAATGTCGGTCGAAGAAATTAGAGAGGAAGAGGACTTGCTCCTATGAAAATCACAACACCTATGCGCATCACTGCGGCCGATTCAGAATCACGCACTATTACAGGGCAGATTGTGGCTTTTGATGTAGCTGCAAATGCATCAACTGGCAAAGTGCTATTCAAGGCAGGTTCGATCGAGCCAGCTTCTGTCAAGCTCAACCTGGAGCATGATTCTGCGCGCCCTATCGGTCGCACGCTTGAGATGTCTGCCGATGAAACTGGCATGACCGCAACATTTAAGATTAGCCAAACATCCGCTGGCACTGATGCACTTGTCGAGGCGATGGATGGCTTGCGCGATGGCTTTTCAGTAGAAGCTGAAGCGACAGATTTTGCCTACAACGAAGATGGCACGATGGTGGTTAGCGCCGCCCAGCTCGTAGGCGTTGCACTCACACATAATCCCGCTTTTGATGCGGCACGCGTTGAACGCGTAGCAGCTACAGAAGGCGATGACGAAATTTCTGAATCCACCGAGGATGCAGAAGAAACCCAACCAACAGAAGGAGACGAAGTGGAAAACGCCGTCACAAACGCGGAAGCCGTAGAGTCGGTCGAAGCCGCGAAGTCAATCACCGCAGCTGCACACGCAGTTGCATACACAAAGCCACGCCTAGACTTTTCAGCGCCTAAGCACCTGGAAATGTCAATCAAGGCAGCACTCGGATCAGAAGAGGCTCGCGCTTACATCGCAGCCGCAGCGGATACTACAGATAACGCTGGCTTGATTCCTACACGCCAATTGACAACAGTCATCAATGGCCTTGCAAACGCAACCCGCTCAAACATCGATGCAATCAGTCGCGGAGTATTGCCTGATGCTGGTATGACATTTGAGATTCCAAAGATCACACAGCTTCCATCAGTAACAGTGGAAGATGAAGGCGGCACAATCGCCGATGTCGATCAAAACTCTGAATTCTTGAGCGTGAGTGTTAAGAAGTACAGCGGATCTCAAACATTCTCCGTTGAACTTTTCGACCGCTCATCGCCACTCTTCATTGATGAATTGATGCGCAACATGGCTGCACAGTATGCAAAGGCAACTGACACAGCTGTAAATGCTGCACTCATTTCAGGCGCTTCAGCTGATGCGACAACAATCTCAACATATCCAACAGCGGCCGAGCTTCTCGGATTCATCGCTCGCGGTGCAGCTTCTGTCTATGCAGGCACACAGGGATTTGCTCGCAATATCGTCATGAACACATCCCAGTGGAGCAATGTCATGTCACTTAACGACAGCGGCCGCCCAATCTACAACGCATCACAGCCATCAAACGCTGGCGGCGTAGTTCGCCCTGATTCAGTTCGCGGCAACATCGCAGGCCTCGATCTTTATGTCACAGCTAACACAGCTGCAACAACTGACACAGATGGTTCAATCCTTGTCATCAATCCTGATGCTTACACATGGTACGAATCACCAACTTATCAGCTCCGCGCTGATGTAATCGCTACAGGTCAAATCTCTGTCGCAATGTACGGATATGGCGCAATCGCGACCAAAATCGGTGCAGGCGCGTTTAAGGTTAATAAGGCCTAATAACTAATCATCGGCCAGTGCGCTCCCGTGCTGGCCGAGCCGAACGAAAGGAACACTCATGCCCAGCATAGTCACAGCCGCACAGTTGCGATCAGTGCTGGGCGTGAGTGAATCCTTATACAGTAACGATTATTTGAATGAAATCATTAACACTAGCGAGGCAGTTATCTTGCCAATGCTGGTCGCTAATACTTCAGCGGTCAATGCCTACAAGCTGACAGCAAATGTCGCTACCTATTACACCCAGCGCGATCACTACTTTGTTGCGGGTCAATCTGTCGTAGTTGCCGGGCTTCCTGCGCCATTTAGCGCGACAGTCACAGTCACTGGCAAACATAACAACACTGATGCGATGAACCGCCGCTATTACTTTACAGCTGCAATCACAAACGCCGATGTGACAGTGCGCGACATCATCCCAGCTGGCACTGCCACACTTTCAGGTTATTCAGCCGCTCAAATTTATGCAGGCAACGATGCAATCGAATCAGCAATCCTGGCGGTATCGGTCGAAGTATTCCAATCACGCGTAGCAGCTGGCGGCCAAATTGAAGGCGTAGATTTTGCCAGCACTCCATACAGAATGGGTCGCAGCTTGACCAACCGCGTATCAACTTTGCTCATGCCATTCCTCGATGTCGAGACAGTGGTGCAGTAAATGCCAGCATCCACTTTGGCTGGCACACGATCAACACTCGCAGCCGCCTTTAATTCACTAGCTGCCACAAGCTACGGATATGTGCCTGAATCGCCAATTCCGCCAGCAATTGTCATAGTGCCATCATCGCCGTACCTGGAGCAGCAATTAATAAACAAAGCGACCATCAAAGTCAAAGTGAACTTTACTATTACTGCCATAGTGGCATATAACTCAAACCCTGCATCCCTGGATAACCTGGAGCAGCTCATCATGGGAATTCTTGCAGCTATACCTGCGGGATATGTGGTTGGAAATGTAGATCGGCCAACCCCATTAGAAGTCGGTGCAAGCACAATGCTTACAGCTGACATCAATGTATCTACGACCTATACTCAAACAAGCTAAGGAGCAAAAGTGCCAACAACGATCATTACGGGTCGCGATCTAGTCCTAACGATCGCGAGCACTAACTACGATGCGCAGGCAACAAGCGCAACACTCGCAA